GGAAAACAGCGTATCAGGTTTATCAAGAGAAAAGGAAGGAGGTTGAAGATTGGTCCGGAAACGATCTGACGGACTGGGGCAAACGCATGGAACCAGCAATCCGCCAATGGTATTCCGATAAGACAGGCCGCGACGTTCGCTTGCCGGACAAGATCATGTATCACCCGCAACATCCATTTATGCTGGCCTCGTTGGACGGCTTCACGGATGACGGGCGAGTTGTCGAGATCAAGACGGCGCGTAACGGCAAGGAATGGGGTGAACCGGGCACGAATCAAATCCCTGATTATTACGCCGTCCAGGTCCACCATTACATGACCATCACCGGGTTTCAGGTGGCGGATATTCCGGTTTCAATCGCCGGCGGATCACCGTCCCTTTACGTTGTCGAGGCCGACAAGGAAATCTCGGAAATGATTATTGAAGCCTGCGCGAATTTTTGGGGGCGCGTTCAATCCGGCAACCCGCCCGATCCCGTCACCTATGCCGACGCCGTGTCGCGGTTTGGGAAAAGTTCTTCGTCCGGGGCTGTAATTGCGTCGGGAAATACGATGATCGACCTTGAGGAACTGCGCAGCGTCCGCCAGCAAATGAAAGACCTGGCGGAACGTGAGGAGTTTCTAAAAGGGAATATTATAACCTTCATCGGAGAATCCGGCGACTCTATTGTCAACGAATCCGGTGAAACCCTTCTCACCTATAAGCTGGCCAACGGCCGGAAGCTGTTTGATTCAAAGTCGCTCGAAAAGGAAATGCCGGAAGTGTATCAGAAATATCTCAAACAATCAGAACCGGCCCGCCGGTTCCTCGTTAAATAACGAAAGGAGTAGTATTATGAACGGAAACACAGCACCCGCAATTTATGACGCGCCAGTGGCGACAAGACCGGCAAACGCAGGAGCCGCTCTGGTGGCGGTAGAGCAGGAACGCGCCATTGCCGAAGTTCAGGCGGCAATTATCCTGGCAAAAAAATTCCCCCGCAATCCGATTGAGGCAATGGATCGGATCATGACAGCCTGCCAGCGTCCCGGACTGGCGGAGCAGGCCGTTTATGAATACGCGAGGGGAGGAAGCGCAATTTCCGGGCCGTCTATAAGGCTTGCGGAAGCTATCGCGCAAAGCTGGGGAAACGTGCAATTCGGCATTCGGGAGCTTGAACAGCGCAACGGTGAAAGCACTGTTGAAGCGTTCGCATGGGACGTTGAAAGCAACACCCGCCACGTCAAGACGTTTCAGGTCAAGCACGAACGCTACACGAAAAAAGGCAGATACCGACTCGAAGACCCCCGCGACATTTACGAAATGACGGCCAACCAGGGAGCGCGTCGTTTAAGGGCGGCAATCCTGGCAATCATCCCCGGAGACGTGGTGGATGCCGCCGTCAACGAATGCGAGGCGACGTTGAAGGCAAAGGCCGACACCTCCCCGGAGGCGTTGAAAAAACTGGTTGACGCATTCGCCGTGCTGAAGGTTACGAAAGAACAGATCGAGAAACGCATTCAGCGGCACATTGACGCAATCACCCCCGCGCAGATCGTGAACCTGAAGAAGGTATATTTGAGCATCAGGGACGGGATGAGCGCCCCGGCTGATTGGTTTGAACCCGCGACCGAGGCGGCCACGGAAAGCGAAAAGCAGGACAAGGCAGCAACGCTGAAGGATAAAATCAAGAAGAACGCCGCAAAGGAAAAAGACGTGCCGCAATCCGCGGAAGTCCCCGACTATCTGGCTCCGGCACCGTGCCCCGATAAACCGGAAACAACCTACACAGCCGCCTATTGCTCCACCTGTGCCAAGCGGGGTGGCTGCCCGGCGTGGAACTAAAATGACTTACTACCAGCAGAACCGGGCCAGGCTGCTTGAGCTGGCCCGGATTTACCGGGAGAAAAACCGGGCGGAGATTAACCGGAAACAGCGGGAGAGATACGCAGCAAATGAACCTTACCGCCTTTACCAGTTAAACTATCAGGCGGAATATACCAGGCTTTACGGGCATAATAGGAGCGTATGAACCAGATCGCAATTATGGAATCGAAGATCGAGGTCCTCTGCAAGCAGTTGGACGATAAAGACAAAGAACTGCGGGCGGTAAAACTTGCTCACGCTGTTGAAAAGGACATCATGCAGACCAATTTTGATCAGTGCAAATCCGCTGCGGAATATTGGAAGGATAGGGCCGAAAACCTTATGTGCTGCGGCAACTGCGAAAAGAGTAATAAATTCGCCTGTAAAGACAGGCTTGGTTATTCATACTGTGATGATTGGCAATCGGACGATATGACACGGATGGAGAGGGAGAAATAGAACATGGCCGTGTGGCGGAAGTAGACGCTAAGTAACCGTTTAGAGGGCTAAATGCCTCCGGCCGACGGTTATGAGGTTAAAGACCTCGGTGGAGCTTAAAGACAATGAGAGAAAGTCCGTATGTGTGGAAGCCGGGGTTAATGTAAAATGGTGATATTAGCGTCAGCGATATCACCTCCATGCAGGTATCAAATCCTGCCACGGCCAACAAAACAGAAAGGAGAAACAAAATGAGTCAAGGAGATGCGGGAAGAGAGAAAATGGTAAATCAATTACTTTCATTTGGAGCCGATGTTGCTGGGCAATCAGCAGAACTTGCAAAGCTGGTTGCCGAGAGGCTTGCTTGCGTGACGTCGCCTGAGCCCCCCGAAGTAGCAAGAGAAACCAAAGGAGAAGCTCCAGCGTTTCCTCCTTTGCTGAACGAGCTGCAATCGTATTTTAAGCAGATTAAAACATCGCTGGACAAAATTAAAAGCGAGATTCATCGGATGGAAATTTAAGGAACATGGCCGTGCTGCGTGTCAGCGCAGGGTAAGTAGTGGAGAGATAGCCCTAAATCTGACTATGGGTTAAATCAGGGAGCCTGAGTGGGGAATCCAGGCCACGGCCAGTTTGAAAGGAGATGGTATGAACACTCAAAATTACGCATCTTTAGAAGCATGTAAAAGGCTGGCTGATTCCGGGATTGTGCTGGAGACGGACTTTTATTGGTATCTTCCACATAAGCCAACTATGTGTGGGAAAACTACGTGGTTTATAGAGAGGAAGTACTATCTACTGGTTTACACAGAAATGTTTCCAGCCCCTTCAATAGCCGAAGTATTGAAAGAGCTACCAAATAATACAGCTTTCTTAAAAAACAAGATATATTACGCATCCACTGGAGGTAAAGACAACGTGTATAAAGAGTTTATTAGCACTAACCCAACAGACGCACTTATTGATTTGCTGATTTTTACTAGGAGGCAGAAATGACCTGGAAACAGTTTTTGACCGAAAAGGTTTTGGGTGAGGAATGGCTAGAGCCTCCGCCAAACCATCGAGATACTTGTAGTTGCTACGAATGTGTTGATTGTAGAACTTACAACCGCACCTTCGACAACCGGAACGACTTGCTTGACCTTTATGAAGCGATTTATAGGGATGGGAAGTGGGAGCCGCTTTATGAATATCTACGAAACAACTACCTTATGGGCAAGGGGACAGATGAGTGCATATCCAGTGGATTAAAGGCTTGGCTTATCTGCCTCTCCGGTGAGGGCTACGAAGAACGCTGTAAAATGGTTGCACAATTTTACGGTTGGAATGAGCAACGAGACCCAGTAATAGATAAAAATTCAGGGGCATACTGAGATAATTGAAAGGGGGGAAAGAAACAATGACTGAAAAAGAAGCTAAAAAGAAAGTGTGTCCACATAAAATAGTAGCATGGGCAGTGTATAAATGCGATGTAAACTGTCACGGTGCGGGCTGCATGATGTGGAGGGAATATCAGCCAAGCAACTCATTAGGTAAACGTGATGGTTATTGCGGACTTGGAGGAAAACCTTGACTGAAGATTGGTACATATCAACTCATTATCGTGGAACTTGCTGGGTACAAACTAACAGAGATGTCATTGTTGATACTGCTCCACTGTGGAGAAAGTTTATTGGGCAACCGTTAGAAAACCTATTGCGTTGGTTGCAGTATTATCGCATGGAAAGGATATAGCCATGACTAACAACAGAAAGCCCAAAACACATCTTTGGACTATTGATGACTTAAGAGAGCATGGTCATTATATGACCAAATTAGCCTTAGCAGAAAAGCCTGAGATAGTTACGATGCGGAAGGTGGAAAACGACGAAGAAACATCTTCTTTTGGAGGAAAAGAGGTTCGTGTCATTCGCCCGGCTGGGACTATCTCGATGGTAAAACTTCCTAATGGAACGTATATCGAAATTTACCCCGAAGAATTAGAGGCTCTAGAAAAGATACACACTGTTGTATGGGAGGAGGAGAAGCCATGACCGAAGAAGATAAGAAGCGGATAAGTAAATACATGGGGTGGAGTTATCGTGAAACAGACGATAAAAAATGGTGGAATATTATAGGAAAAGATGGGGCAACTCATTTGCTCGACGCCAACGATGCCGCCATTTGTGTTCAGGAAATGCAGAAACGTGGAGATGTGGGTTCGTTTATTCAGTTTTCGTGGGGTCTGAAAACAATATACCCTGAACGCAGAAATTCATTACTTGAGTATATTCCTTATATTTTCAACGCCGAGAACTTTTTTAATGCCATGAGTGAATGGTTGAAGGAGAGAGGGAAATGAAATATTATTATTGCCCAATGCTAAAAGAAGGCCGTGGTTGTCGATACGGAGGAAATAAAAGATATGATTTTGGGTTTATGTCTGGAACGGCTAATTATTGCCGGTTAGTGAAAAAGTGGGTTCATGTGCTACCAAGTTGTCCAAAAAATATTCTAAAGGAGGGAAAGAAATGAACAAACAAGATTTTGGTCAGTGTGTTAATAATCTATGGGAATTATACGGCAACGCTGTTTTGAAACGTGACGGCGTATTATCTGATTTAGGGTATATATCGGCACTTTTGTGGGCGAACTACGGAGAAGATGGGAAAACGTTTCCGGGAATAATCAAGGAAGAAGATTCTATCAGGGTGATGCTCGAAAAGGTATTAAAGTTTTATCATAGACAATTAAAAAACGACGAAGCACAATCAGAAGGAGGATAGCCCATGACCGAAGAAGATAAGCAGTTGATAGCTGGCTACATGGGGTGGAAAATTGTAAT